TTAACGCTGCAGCTATCATTGTGCATGCTATGTCACCATTTATTTTGAATCCCATTGCCCGCAACCAACATACGTCGTAGATTGCATTGTGAAATACTTTTGTTGATGGAGCTTCAAGTATATCTTTTAACCAAGATAAGACTCTTGCCTTTTCCATATTACCACCACCCTCGTGTGCAATAGGAAAGTATCCTTTGAAATGTTTTGTTGCAACAGCGATGCCTATAACTTCACCATTACCAATAACAGAACCAGATCCTTTTTTAACTAGATCAGGATCTTTTGTCTCCAGGTCAATTGCTATTTCATCTACCTGTCGTAAGTCAGGAAATTCTGTAGGCTTAACCCATTCCGTCTGTGCTTCAAACTTAGGAATTTTCATTATAGTCCCTTTCAATAATCATTTCTAAAAAGTGTATTGCTTTCAATATGTCTTGCTTCTTTCCTTTATCACGATGTCTGATAATATATTTTATAGCACAACCTTCAGGATATAGCAATTCATTCTCAACTACAAACTTACTTGGCTGTATTTTATATTTTTGATAGTGACTCCCGCCGTGCTGCTTATCCCAAACTTTCGATGTCATAACCGTTCTCCTCTTTTTTTGCTGACATGATGTATAAATTTTGTTTTGTTCTTGTTACACCAACATACCATACTCTATTTTCTTCATCTGCTTTGTCTTCACTTTTTTCTGCAGACTCTCTAATTGTTTTTGTATTATCTAAAATTAATAATACATTGTCAGCTTCGCCACCTTTTGCTGCATGTATTGTAGATAATTTTATTCTTGCATCTTTAGATAACTTTTCACCCATACGTAACATCTCACGTATGTACAAACACTCTTCATAATCTACCTGGAATTCATCAAACCATTCTATTTCTTTTGAAAAAGATAACTCTGTTAAGTCATACATCTTTTCTTCTGTTGGTTTTAAATTACTGCCTGCACACTCTAAAATATCTTTTACTTCTGATAGTGATAACAGCTCACCTTTTTGCCATCGTATGTAGTTTAGAATAGTTTTAAACAAAGATACCTTGTAACTCTTACGACCTTTGTATTGAAAGTATACGCCCCTGTCTTTTAAGATAGGCATAAGTTTTGAAAGTCTGTCATTGTATCTTGCTAGTATTAACCATCTACCTTCATGAAATGGTAACCCGTCGGTGTCTGTAATATAATCTACATTTCCCTCTTCATCTCTTGCTTTCCATTGTTTACGCACTCTTTTTGAGTCAGGTATTCTGTCCAATATTTTATCTGCAATGTTTTGAACAGACTTTGGAACCCTGTAAGATTGTGGCAAAATTATGTCTTTTTTTGAAATTTCTTGCTGAAATTTTTTTACATCGGCTCCCGCCCAGCCATAAATAGCTTGATCGTCATCACCTGCTAGTATAACATATTTGGAATTTTTCTTTATTATATCTACCATTTTCCATTGTATCGGTGATAAATCCTGAGCTTCATCTATAAAAGCTACGTCAAATTTAGGACATAATTCAGACACATTAAATCTCTCTATCATATCGGTAAAATCCACCAGTTTGTATGAGTCTTTGTAGTTTTGTAGCTCATCTGAAATAATTTGTAATAATTGCTTGTTCATGTCCTGTGAGTACATATCTGTATTGTATTCATCCTCAATTGTAATTTCTTTAATCCTAGCTGCATTGATAAGATTAAAATATTCGCTGTTAGAATCTACAAATCCTGTAGTCTCCTGACCATCAGAGTACACTGTCATTTGAATTCCTAATCTTCTGCCTATGTCTTCGTAGTGTTCATCTTGTAATACCTCTGATTTTTTTAATCCAAGCCTTGTAAATGCAAGAGAGTGTAGGGTTCTAAAATATTTTAAATCTTTTCTACTAAAAGCTGTGTGATAATCCAACATTCTATCAATAGCTTCGTTTGCAGCTTTAGTTGTAAATGCAAAATATCCTATCTTATCTACAGGTGTACCCAGTTTTAAAAATGTTTTTACATATTTTAACAGCTTAGTTGTTTTCCCTGTTCCCGGAGGCCCGAATAATTTTCTACTGATCACATTATCTCCGTCTTGTGTACCAATTTAGTGTGATGTATTGGTACCTCTTCAAATGATTTTATATTTATTTGTACTACATTCTTTGTAGATGAATTGTACTCACCTGCTTTCTTTGATGGATATCTTTTCTGATCTAAAAATTCTATTTCACAATCTTGATATATAACTTGCATCATACGACCTGTCTTATCTTCGCTGTGTTTCCAATTCTTAGATCGTAGTTTGTCAAAGAACTTATCAAACTTAAAGAATGCTAGATCGTTTTCTATTAATACAGACCCAGTTTTAAATGCTGCATCGCTTGTAGCTCTTGGTCCATTTATTTTTGCATGTATAACATCATGTAATTTTTCTTTTGGTGATGTACCTATTGGTGGGTGTACTATTTTTTGTGTTAGATATAACGCGTCCATCACTGCTTGCTCTTGATCACCTTTGATAAGTGGTGGTAAGAATCCTGCAGCTTTTGATATTGAGTTACGTCTTTTACGTTGATCATTTAGATGTTCAACAGATCTACAATGCACTGTTGCTGTGCTGATACCATCTGGTTTTGTTACATCGAATTCATATTCTGGTTCTGGATCTAAATCTATCTTCTTTAGATTTGTAAGTACAGGGTATGCACCTTTTGATCCTGCTAAGACTCCATACTTTTTCTTAACACAAATACCTTTTTTACAATACTCACTGATAGGACTCTGTGTACACGTATAACCTTTTGTACTCTTGTTCCATGATTTTACTTTTTGATTTAAAAACTTTTGATCCCACGCATTTGCATGTTCGCCTGCAAAATATTTTACCGGTGCATTCATAACTTTCTGTTGCCAGTTATCTGCAAACTTCATCTTTGCAAACACATGATAGTTATACATAAATCTATCTTTACCATCGAATGCAGGATCGTTTGTAAGTTTAGAAAGTATTGCTAGACACGGTGGTCCATCCTTAAAATCTTCGTCGACATCTTTCATGTCTTGTTCTTCTATTGATTCTGTAATTCCTTTCAGTCTTTCTTTGTCTACCAGGTTCACCTCTATGACCTGCATAAACTGGTCCAAGGTAAACAGTGTACCATCTGTGTTGATACCCTGCCTTTGATTGCCACCCAGGTATGGTAAATTTATAAACTGACCTGGACGTAGCTGTCCTGTTTCATTATCTTTTGTTAGCTGTGTTTGCTTTGGAAATATTTCACAATCTGATTTTAGTTTGAATAGTGGTAGTAGGTTACTTAAAAATGATCTTACAGATTTTGCATCTGTAAAAGTTTTCATAAATAAAAATAAATGTAGTCCACCACTCTTAGAAGCAACTGGTATAAGTGGTAGTTTGTATTCTTGAATCTTGTCTATAAAAAATTTTTTATCAAAGTCATCATAGTCTTTTGGATCTATATCTATAACTCCAAATTTTACTTCTGAGTTTTCATTACATGGCTGAATACCAATTGATAGTGTACCTTCTAAGTGTGCTTGGTATACTTCTTCAGTAAGCTCTTCGTAGTTCCATCTGTATACAGGTTTCTTTTTACCTGTTTCAGAATCTACATATGCATCTGGATGTTCAAAGTCAGCGACTCCATATGCATGTCTGTACCCGTTAAAATAATCTATATATCTTTTTTCCATAACTGTAGTTGTGGGCCTCTCAGTCTCCCAATTGGCCCACACTGTGCACTCATTCTCTTAGAGAATTAGATAATGCTTTCCTTTGGTTTGTCCTCACCATGTTTAGCTTTGACATTACCTTTTGATATGTTTTCACTAAACGATTTGGCTTGACCATATAAGGATTGATCAGTTACTGGACCAACTTTACTGACTTCCCAACCAAACCATGTGCCTTTATCGTTAGACATTTGGGTAGTCTTTAGTCTGTAAATGTGGCTGAAAGATGCCGGTGTAAACAACCCGTTCTTACCTTTCATTTTGATACCAGACATCATTGAGTTCCACTTTCTACTAATTTTTAATTGAGTAGATTTCATAGATATCAAAGCTGTCGATGGATTATCTCCCGATACAATGACAAAGTGTGATGCTGTCTTCTCAATATAATTACCGTTTGGTAATCTATCTTTGTAGTTTGCATCAGGTGTTGTCTTAGACATGATATCAGATGAAGAATCATAGATTGCAACTGGTGCACCTGGTCCTTCTCCTCTATCTTTCCATTCAATGTACTCCAATTTATAGAAGCATGGAATTACATCAATACCTTTTACTCCGTCATACAGATCTCCAGATACTGAATTGTATATCATACCTGGTTCTGCACCTTCGACATACTTACCATCACGTTTGTTAACTTCTGGTGAAAGTTGTCCAAGGATTTTTAGAAAAGGAAGAGCTAGATCTTCTTGACCTATTGAGCCCAAACCTTTTGCTGCGTCATCCTCAAATATATTTGAAGGTAGACCTGCAGTCTTTTTCTCTGCTACTTGGTTCATGTTTATTTGTTCCTTGTTATTTTGGTTCTGTTTCCTGAGAACACGTTAAAAAGATCAGAGGGCATCTCTTGTCCAGATTCCAGACGCTCTCTGACCAATGCTTTAAGTGTCATAGGTTCGACCTTTAATTTCTGGACAGGTTCGTACCCTTGACCTTGCGCAAGGATCGCATATTGCGATGCCTTGTTATCTTCGTTACGACCAAAGGAAACTGTAATCTCATTTTTAATAAGATCACCTAGGCCGTTCTCTCGAAGCCATGTGTAAGCTGCTTCTTTATTCGCTACCGAAATAGAAGCACCATAAACTGGTTTTACTTCAACAGAAGATCCATCAGCTAGTTTCAATGTAGAGATGTTCATCTCTTGCATCATGGTAGGTATTACCTCACCAGAAACTAATTCGATATGTCTCTTCAGTTCTTTTAATTCTTTTTCTTTTTGTACTAGATCGTCCTCTAATGATTTTAGTTTTACGACTTGATCCGATAATGATTTTGCATCATTAACTGAATTCAAATCTTCTCGTTGGTCTTGTTCAAAATCAATTGGATTATTAAATGACGTTGCTGTCATTGATTGACTTGTTGTTTTTTTAAACATCTACTTCTCCTTTCTCATATAAGTTAATTGCTATAGGATAATATTTTCTTTCTTGTTTATCCCACTTCAATAAGTTGTATTTACCGTTTGTAATATCAGACACAATAGAACATGCAACACCTATGATTGCAGGGTCACCTGTTAATAATAAATAATCATCCGGTCTAAAATCTTTTAATAATTTTCTTAATTTAAAAATTAAAGGTCCAGGTGAAAAAATTATTTGTGAAAGCTCTGGTAATAATGATTTTATTTTACCATACTTCATAGCACCCACAATATTTATTTTAGGTGTTCCAGCTTTTGTACCAGGTACATCCTGTACTAAATAAACTATTCTTTCTGACATTGACAAACAATATAATTATGTTTATATGTTTGTCAACTAGAAAGAAGAAAAATTATGAATTATAAATTTAAGACAGAGCCATACGCTCATCAAATTAAGGCATTAGAAATGTCTTGGGATAGACCCTACTTTGCATACTTTATGGAGATGGGTACTGGTAAATCTAAAGTATTAATAGATAACATATCTATGCTTTATGATAATGGTAAGATCAATGGTGTTCTAATTGTGGCACCAAAAGGTGTAGTAAAAAACTGGTATGAAGGTGAGATACCTACACACTTAGTTGATCACATAGAATATAAAAGTGTATTGTGGCAATCATCAATAACACAAACACAACAAAAAAATTTAAATAGTTTGTTTGAAACAGGTGAAGACCTTCATATTTTAATTATGAATGTTGAGGCACTGTCTACTAAAAAAGGCTACGACTTTGCACAAAAATTTTTATTTTCTCACAGAGCTATGATGGCCGTTGATGAGTCTACAACTATTAAAAACCCAGAAGCAAAACGTACAAAAAATATTTGTCAGTTAGGTTTAGCTACCAAGTATAATAGAATTCTTACAGGATCACCGGTACCC